AAGAAGATATCGCGAAACCCTCTGCCTTGTGGTAAAGGATCGAAAATGAAGAAGAAGCTATCAGGAGAAGTTGTCCTTCGTGGCGAAAAGACAAGAACACCTTCGTCAGATGGCATGGGCTGAATACCTTAAAATTCGGTCAGCGACTCGCGTTGCTGAAAATCTTGGAATTCCACCGACAACAGTCAGGTCTTGGATTAGAGATTATAAACAAATGAATAATGAATTGCCGCCGACACTACGATATCAAAATGAAATGACTTGGCGTGAACAAACAGAAAGGATTAGAAAAGAATCAACAAGCGACATTCATGTCACTCACTATGGAAAGCCACCAGCAGGGCGATCTGCCCTAGATCAAAAACAGAAAGAACAATCAAATGACGAACGCAAAGCAAATCCTTACAACATCAATCGATATTATCGGAAGCCGTGCTGAAGAATATGGTGATGCTTCTCAATCCTTCTCCAGAGCCTCCACAATCGCCTCGACGATGCTCGATAAGACAATCACAGCCTATGATGTCAGTATCGTCCTGATGGCTGTTAAAATGGCTAGGATTGCACAGAACAAAACTCACATGGATTCTTATGTCGATCTCGCGGCATATACAGCATTTGCGGCCCAGTTCTCGAATGCAAAGGCAACAGAGGCTGTCGAGGCTCATCGATTGCAGATTACATCGTTAAAATTAACAGACGAAATGACAAGCCAGATTGATGAGCAAGTCGCTAATCTGGTCAAACGAAAGTGATCGATCCGATCAATGTGTTCACACCGATAGTGGCATTAATTATCGGGGTAGCATTAGCAATAATGATTAACTCAATGAGGTAAATAAATGGACGATTTAGTTTCAAGATTACGCACTTTGAATTTTATGGGGCCGTGGACAGAGGCAGCAGATGTCATTGAACATTTGGAGGAAAAATTAAGAATGATAAATCAATGGCAACCAATAGAGACAGCACCCAAAGACAATACTGTTTTGTTGTTATGCAACAATACGGATGATGACTTGCCTTTTATTGAAGTTGGATACTGGGAAACATATAAATGTTGGACTGGCCCGATTCCAGAAGAAGGGCCGGGATGGGAATGGAATCTTATTGGGGCAGACCCTACTCATTGGATGTATATGCCGCTGGGGCCGAAATGACAGACATTGTTGAGAGATTAAGAACTGTTGACATCAGTTGGAGCCAAGAAGGTGAATGGTGTGCCGAGGCAGCAGATGAGATCATCAAGCTACGGGAAGTATTAGGAATGTGGTTTCGCTACAGCAAATCTGATTATGATGACCACGCACAGATGATTATTGATTGGTCTGAAGCAGAGGCCGCCACAAAGGCCGCACTGAAGGAGAAAGAGTGATGACAGTAAGTGACTTCCTAGCAATAAGTTTTTTAGGTATTTTCCCGTTGCTACTTGCCATTGTAGTGGGGAAAGAGTGATGGATATCGTTGAACACAGCACAGATTGGATCGAGTTTGATGCAGAAAATGATGAAGTACCGTTTCTGCATATGCACGACATGATCGAGGTTAAATACATAAACGGTTATCAGTCTCCGCCAGTGCCAGCTTGGTCAGTTGACTTCGACGGTTCACGCTATCCCGTGACTGCTTACCGTGTGATCAAAAAGGCGGAAGCCTCCGAGATCGAGCAACTGAGGAAAGACAAACAACTAGGGTTTGAATTGATGGACGTATTTATAATACGGATTCATCGGCTAAGGCAAAGTCTATACCGGATTGCCAATATAGAAAACGATCCTGAATTTGGTCTCCCACCTATAACAAATTCAATTAAAATCGCACAAGACGCATTGGAGGAAGAGTGATGGATGAAGATATCATTGTGACGTTGAAGCGGAGCAACGACCTGTTGATGACGTTCGGCAACGACTATTCTGACGTTTTCTTGCCAGCGATTGACGAGATTGAACTGTTAAGAACTAAACAGAAAATAGCCGTTGGAATGATCAAGGAACTGTTGGATTTCCTTGAGTTTATTTACAATCACCCAGAGTTTGAGAATAGTTTGAAGGCATATGAGTGGATCATGTTCCAGATTGAAATGATCATGGCTAAATACAATGAACCCGTTGAGGAGGAGCGGTGATGGATGCCATTAAAGAACTCAAAGAATATGATGGATACATATTGTCTGAACAATACAAGATCAGGCATCGTGTGATCCAAGAAGTCAAACAACTAAGGTTAGCTAACTCAGACCTCCAAATGCACTATGATTATGCCAGAACTGAATGCGATAAGTTGCGATCTGAAGTTTTAAGACTGCGTGCATCGTTGGTATCAAAGGAGAAAGAGTGATGGGTGACGCGATGATCGAAATTGAAGAACTGGATTTGTTCAACAATCTGGTTGAGACAGACGTAATTATTGAGAATGTCAAAGCATATATCGTGTTTGACCGAGAAGAAGAATCTTTGTGGTATCTGTCGGCTGTCCAATGGGACGGTAATACTCTCGAATGGGATCAAGCACGGGAATTAAAATCATTCGAAATGAGCAAAATGATCTGGGAAAGTGTCCTGCTGGCTATCAACGACAAAGCATCCGAGATAGCAGAGGATCACTTCCTAGATGAGGTGCATGATTACTGAGCCATCTTCAACGCAGTTTCTTCAGTCTCTTTGACTCGACGGCCCCAACCTTTGCCAAAAGTATCCCAAGTCGGGAGAGCCTGAAGAAACGCTAAACGCTTCTCACAGATAGCAACAATCAATTCTTTTGGATCAGCTTCTGCTACCAGTTTCATGGTTGCTGGCCCGATAGCACCGTCAGGATTAGCACCGACAACGCTTTGTAAAAACTTGGAGGCACGACCACTACCGCTATTAATAGCAAAATCGAATAGACAAAAATCTGCACCTCTCGGTATTTCATCGCCTTTTACCTTGTCCCAATAGCGTGATTTATAAAGCGGAGCGACATCAGCAACCGTTAATGCCTTGATGTCATCTTTAGTCACCTCACGACCAACCCACTCCTCCCAGACTTTCTTAGTGCATCCGAGGTTCGTTGCACCGCCGGGGTCTTTGGGATGATCGACATAGCCACCTTCATGTTTCAAAACATGAGCCAATGATTCTTCAAAATTGTCTTTCATAGATCACTCCTTTGGCGTTGAATTGTAGATCATGGAATCCTTTTTCTGGCTTCCCGATGATGAGCCAAAATAAAATGCCATCACGCCTGTCCACCCAGCCGAGAGAGTGCCGAGCAACATGAGCAGAACTTCCGAGCCGTTCATTGGCAACCCGCTCATCAAGACAAAAGCTATAATGGAAAAATAGCCTAGAGTTACGCTCACCGCCAATGCTCTTGGAATCCAATCTTTCGTTTCCGTCTGCATTGATCTAGCGGACTTTCGATCATCAACAGCGAGAGCCTCCAAATCAATGTCCAAAGACTTCATTTGAACTTTGAAATCAGCATCAATCTTTTTCAAGACTGACAACTGTTCAGGACTAGCATTGCTCATAGCGGCCTTCAGATCATCCTCAGAGCCGTTCTCGTTGCCGAGCAGTGCCTGAGATAGTGCCTTAGTTGCCATCCCTGCTAGTGGCCCTCCTAGAGCCGTTGCGATGCTAGGTGCGACTGAACCAATTAGCGGCCCGAACACTTTAAGAAGTTCCATCTTTGCCTCCTGTTGATTTACTGCCGAGCATAATACCAGACAGAGTTCCTGTTAGAAATGTTGCGATTGGTGCGATTAGTTTGAAGAATTCTTGGTCGTTTGGAGCCTGTCCGTCGATGGGCTGCACGACGAATATCAAGCTATACAGCACTGCAAATACCGTCCCTGTCAGTGTCAGACATAGGCTGATCCCGATAATGAACTGTAGCAGAGCGTGGAGTTCATCTTCTTTAATTCTCATCTTGCAACCGATCCACATGGATTTTGTTTCAAAGTATCAGCAGTACACGTCCCTGATGCTGTGCAGATCGGAGGATTGCACTCAGCACTGTCCCAGTTCGCAGGGTCTTGACATGGGTATCGATAGCGATCCTCGCATCCAGTTAATACAATCATCAAGGTTATGATTAGATATTTCATTTGCTTGTAAACAGAACCATGCCGATGCCAACACAAGCGGCAAACAATACGACTGCAC